ACCACTTGTCAAAGTAGGCAGTCTGCTGATCTTCAGTCATAACTGTGGGCGATCTTAGTACAAAGGCTCTACGCTCGTCCTTATTAAACTTCATAGCGTCTATGTTGTTAGTAATGACCAAGACGTTGCACAAGTTGTGCTGCATCACTTTACCCTTACACTTAATATTAAGCATCTGCATAGATGATGACTCAGCTGCAGTTATGCGCTTATAGAAGTCAATAGCCTTACCACGTAGGCCAGACGCCTCGCTGATCTGCAGTAGCTTGGTCTGGTACAGCCCATCGTCATAGTCTCCTTGTATATCCTTGTTACCAATGATCTTGTAAGCTGGCCCAAGTATAGTTGCCACTGGCCTGAACAGAGCGTCCTTACCAGCGCCGGACACACCAAGGATGATGGGTTGCCAACTGGTGCGCTTGTCCGGACACTGTATAGTGAAGGCCAGCCACCAGAGCAGAGCTCGTCTATAGTCCTCCTCAGGTACCACGTGAGCCAAGTGGGTTAGCCATGGCTCTACGTCACCTGTCCGTGGCTCTATAGCGAAACCGTGCCACGTGTTCAACAGCTTACGACCATCCTGAACCACTGTACGCTTCTGCTGATGGTGCGGTACTGGGTACCAAGTGTAGTCAGCCACCTGGTTAAACCCTTGCTGCTTAGGTAACCATGTGGCTAGCTTAGGCTTATGGTCTTTAGTGCCAGGAAATTCATTAATGTTAGAGATGTTCAACGAGTCAGCACTGAGCTCAGTCATGTCGTTGAAGTCGAACCATGTGTTAGTGGCACGTATGTGGTAGATGTTCTCGATTACATCCTTGTACTTACTAGCGTTGCGTGTGCCAATAGAGTCGATGATGCGTTGTAACTCATCAGCTGACAGTGGTTCATCGCATAGTGTTGCGTTATAAGTGAACATCATGGCCGTCACCTCTATCGTTGTATGGTCTTGACCAAACAAGTAGCCACACAATCTAGTTAGTTCCGAGTTACGTTGACCGTTTGGTATATGCGACGGTATCTCATAACTATCTTTATTGTTAGACTGTTGCTTACCAACGAAGAACGAGTGCAAGTCTTGGTATAAATATGTTGTAACTGGGTCCCAATGAGTCAGATGTACTTTAAAGTCCTCTTTGCCAGGCTTACCATTAGTTCCGGCAGGTAGACGTACCAATCGGCCTATGCCGTGAGCGCCGGCGTCAGTATAGCCTGATTTAACTAGCCCGTTTATTAGCTCTTTAGCTTTGTGTGGGTCTTGCTCTGGCACAGAGAGTATGTAGCCATATTGAAAGTTATCTGGGGATGATTCTATTATATAAGACGGAGGTAGAGATGGTGTCTTTGCTTTAGTACCAACGTCATCGCATACCAAAACGTTGAGGCTCACGAAGTTGTCGTTTTTACGAGTATTGTTAGTTACTGCACATATTGCATAGTATAATGAATGGCGCAGATTCAGCTTGTCTGGTGGTATATAGCGAAATCTCTGGTCGCATGTGAATGCTTGGTGTTGTTGTGTTTTGAATATTGCTTGTAAAAAATCATCTATATTTACATGGTCCATTATGTTGCCTAATAATCGCCTGTTAATTATTACGTTTACCAACTGCACTACCAAGAGTGCGTCGGCCTAGACCGACGCGAATGGCATATAACAGGCAGTGGTACAACGAGGAACACCATTGGTAATCAGCCAATGATGGTCTAAAAGCCTATTGATTAGATAGATTTTTAGAACATGTTAATCATATCATAATTATGACTTGATGTCAACTATTTTTCTTGATTTATCGTACCAGACGTGATAGTATATACAGAATAGAGAAAATGGCTGGTAGGGAACTGAGGGAACTGAGGGAACTGGTAGGGAACTGGTAATGGTTCCCCTTTATGAGCCATGTAAGTGATTGATTTATAAGAAGAAATATAGATAGGGAACCAAGGGAACCATTATTATCTCTATCTTGGTATTTAAAATCTAAAATAAATATATAGATCTAGTTTTTTTACCTGGTTCCCCGGTTCCCTATGATCTAAATCATTGATTTATATAGACTTTATAGGGGAACAGGGGGGAACCATTCGAGACATTTTTTAGGCATATTTTGGAGAAAAATCATGGAAACTATCAATTGGCCGGAGACTATGAGAAAAGTCAACGGAATGATACTAAGTGAAAAGAAAGTAAAAGCTGGCTTAAGAGCTGAAGAGTTAAGAGAAAAACTCGACCCTGAGGCAGCAATCCTTGGTCTGCTCGATCTTGGTAAGCAGTCAAAGACTTGTGACATCGAAGACTTACCTAGGTTAAAGTTCCAGGCAGATATATTCACAACTATATTGCGCAAATGTATGCCTGACTTGAGGACGTTAGAAATCAAAGAAAAGAGTAGTAATGCTACTACTCTTATCATTGATATGAAGCGCGATTAGGCTATGCTAAACACTCTACGCATTATGCGCATACCTCTGGCGTTCCAAGACACTATAATGGCAGGTTGACAACCGTCGCAGTCTACTTCAGTTGCATACTTTGCCGCTTTTTGGTACAGTCTATCACATTTGGCTTGCGTACTTTTCTTGGTAAGCTTCATGGTATTGCTCCGATTGATTGGTTAAAATATCTCACTGGGTCAACGATAATTTTCTATCTTAATGATCTATCAAGATATAGATTATCGTTTGACAGGGTCTAACAGGGTAATCAGAATCATCATATTTAATGATGATTCTGATTGATTATATTATAATTGAATGAATTTGAAAACCTCACCTCCATATTCGAAGTCTATCTCGTTAGACTTCTTCAAGGCCGCTCTGATCTTGAACCAGTTCTTGGTTCCTTTGTCTGGAATGCCATAAGCTGCCATGGCTTTGCAGATGGATGGGTATTCAGTTCCGTTAACCGATATGCCGATAGATCTTTGGTTGATTTTCTTTGGTTCGGATTCGGTCTTCGCTTTCTCCTCAGCTTTCTTGGCGTCGTTCTCCCATTGCTTCTGTGTCGCTTCTTGTCTCTTGAGTTCGGCCTCTTCTTCGGCTTTCTTCTTGGCGTCAAGTTCGGCTCTTTTTCTCAGTGTCTCTTGTCTCTTGGCTTCAATCTTGATTGCCTTGTTAATCTCTGCATTGGTCATCATTTTGTAGGTAGGATGGTCAACCTTCTTCTTGGCCTCGTCTCTATCCATCCCCTCGACATGTGTCCAATACTTGATATTGGCTCTCTTATTGGCCGCATCGTTGTGAGCTTGAGTGCCTTCGGATGAAGCTGTTCTTTGGTTAGTTGCAGTAGTCATGGTGTATCTCCAGATTGATTAGATTGATTAGATTGATTAGATTGATTAGATTGATTAGGTTTTGACCTCTTCCCTGAGGTCCGAGATTATTCTATTCTATTTATTCATTATCTTCAACTCTATATAATAGAGATTGAAAAACTTCCTTTATCTCGTCCAGATTAAGATCATATTCATGAATGATCTCTAATATACTGCATTCGATGTCTAGGACGTTATTTTTTAGATTATCGGTTATCATTTTTATTCTCCAGATGGATTAGATTGATTAGATTTTTTAAAGAATCATCTCTAAGAGATGATAATCTTTGATCGATTAGATTTTTAAAGATCGAGAATCATCTCTAAGAGATGATAATCTTTGATTGATAGATTGATATAGATTAGATCATTATCATTCAATCATCATCATTATCATCGATAGAATCATCATATATAGATAGATGATTCAATCAATTTTGAATGAGATTATATTATATCATATCTTTTAAAAACGTAAATAATTTATTTTATTTATTTTTAACTATTAATACTATCAATTACTTATGAATACTAGATAGACAAATCAGTCAGAGGAGTTTCTTCTAGTATTCATAAGTCAGAGGAGTTTTCTTCTGTCAGAGGAGTTTTCTCTTGTCGATCGATGGGGGGATTTGATTCTACGTCGTTGACAACGGACTAGACTGTAAATTTTATGCAACTCAAAAAAAAAAAAAAAAAAATGGTTTTAGACTGTAAATTTTATGCAACTCAAAAAAAAAATGGTTTTAGACTGTAAATTTTATGCAACTCAAAAAAAATAGCAATCTTCGATAGTAACTTAAGTTTTTATAGCTACTAAGTCATTGAAAAATAATAACTATTTCTCTTGACATGTATGCAAGTATATGATATGATGATCCTAATAAAGTTAAATCACGGAGTACAGCATGGCAGAAATGACGTACACACCATCGCCAACCGGACGTAAGTTCCATGAGGCCAGAGACATTGACTCTGGGTTCGTGAGAGCACTCCTTGGTCCGATTGGTAGTGGTAAGTCAGTCACATGTGTGTTAGAGTTACTCATGATTGCTATGGACCAAGAGCCAGACAAGGAAGGTATACGTAGAACCAAGTTTGCTATCATACGTAACACGTATCGCGAACTATTAGATACAACTATAGCAACGTTCTTTACGTGGATTAAAGAAGACTCTGGCCACTTCTCCAGTTTAAACATGACGTTCACTATGAACCAGCCACTGGCTGATGGCACTATAATGCAAGCAGAGTTTCTGTTTCGTGCTCTTGACAAGCCCGATGACATTAAGAAACTTCTGTCATTAGAGATCACCGCTGCATGGATAAACGAGGCCAGAGAGATTGCCAAGAGTGTGGTTGACATGGTACAAGGCCGTGTAGGACGTTACCCTCCACCAGTACTTGGTGTACAGCCTACGTTCTTTGGTTTGATAATGGACACTAACCCACCTGACTCAGATCATTGGTGGTACACTCTGTTTGAGGAGTTACAACCAGACAACCACAAGCACTTCCATCAGCCGTCTGGCACATCGCCAGACGCTGAGAACATTGAGAACTTGCCACGTAACTATTACAAGAATATGATGGCAGGCAAGGCTCCTATGTGGGTTGACGTATACGTCCATGGCAAGTATGGTTTCATTGCAGATGGTAGACCAGTATGGCCAGAGTACAGAGACGAGGTGCATAGTGTTACAGCACCGTTCAAGCCCGACCCATCACGTAAGCTCTCTATCGGCATTGATTTTGGTCTAACGCCTGCCGCAGTCATTGGTCAGAAGACGCCGTCAGGTGCTATGGTGGTCTTTGATGAGTTATGTACGTTTGACATGGGTGCTATGTCGTTTGGTAAGCTGCTACATGAGAAGCTTACCACTACCTACAAGGACTTTAAGGACGTAGAAATATTTGCTGACCCAGCTGGTATGGGTAGAGCACAAACAGACGAGATTACACCGTTCCAGATACTTGACAATCAAGGTATCTTCGCTGTACCGACGTACACTAATGACTTTACCATACGTCGTGAGGTACCGGCTGACTACATGATGCGACTAGACTTCAGTGGTCAACCAGCTTTTAGAGTTCACTCTAGTGCTCCTACCGTACGTAAGGCATGTGGTGGTGGCTACAAGTACAAAAGGATGCAGGTTACTGGTATGGAGCGGTTCCAAGACGTACCCGACAAGGGCAAATACTCTCATGCCGGTGATGCTATGCAGTATCTGTTCCTTGGTGCATGCGGTGACTCAAGAGTTATTGGTGGGTATGGCAACAAGCCCATAGACTATTCACAATCAGATAGAGGTATCGTGTAATGGCTGGTAAAGTATATAAGAACAATTTGCAATTGGAGCATGCCTGGGGTGATGGTGCAAGAGCCGCTGCTGCAGGTGCATTGATCGGAACTAACCCACACCCGTCTGGCTCAGAGGCATGGGACGCTTGGAACGACGGCTTTAGCGGAATACGTACCTAACATGGCTAAGAAAGGCAAGCAACCATTAACTGACGCAGATATACTTAGCATCATTGAGAATGAGCTAAGTAATGCTAATGTAACGACCACCAATCCGGAGTCGCTAAGGATGCCACTTGCTTACTACATGGGCCTACCTAATGGTACTGAGACTGAAGGCCGTTCTGCCATAACGTCTACTGACGTGGCTGACGCTATTGAGTGGATAATGCCACAGATAATGAAGTCATTTACCCAAAACAATGAGGTGGTAATATTCGACCCTTTAAACGAGCAAGATGAACTCCAGGCCGACATAGAGTCTCAGTACGTATATGACGTATTAATGAAACAAAATGAAGGCTTTGTACTTATACATCAGTTCGTTAAAGATGCACTGCTACAACGCAATGGTCTATTAAAAGTATACTATGATGATACAACGGAAGTAAAATCATACAGCTACACTGGTCTAACTGAAGATCAGCTACAAATGATTGTTGCAGACGAGAATGTTAAAATAATAAGCATGACACCACGCTTAGAGCTCGATCAAACTGGTCAGCAAGTACCACTTTTCGACGTTAAGTTAGCTGTAACTATTAAAAGTGGTAAAGTATGTGTGGTAACAG